AGCGTCAACGTGCTTCTTACCTGTGAAGTCCATGTCCCACAGCCTCTGCATCACTGGCACGTCAAAGCCTAGTCCGTTGTAGGTCACTATGCCGTCGTGTTCGTTCACAAGAGCCTGCAGCGTCTTCGCTTCAGTGTGTACAGTCACAGCACCTGTCTCGACATCTTCGGCACAGGCGCACCATATCACTGTGTGTTTCATGTCTGTTTCAATGTCGATTGTTAGCATTACTAATCCGTATCAAAGTCTAAAATACCTAAGCCTAAGTCATGCACAGTCTTTAGGTCTAAGCGTTCCTGCAGCGCAAGATTGCCTGTGCTGCCTTGTATGCACTCTATGCACTCGTTCACGTAGTCGCCGCTAGTGGCGTCCTTCAACGTGGCTTCGTAGTCCGTCAGTATTGCATCACACGCTAAGCATTTCATGCCTCCACCTCCTCAGAAGAAGACCACACTATTTTCCCTGCCTCGTCCACGCGCTGATAGACAGCAAAGGAAGTTTTTTCTAGTTCAATTAAGTAATCAAGCCTTTTCATTAGTTTGTTATGTAAACGTCCATTTCCTTGTGTGTGTTGGTATTCGTGCCTAAGCTCCTTGCAAGTATGTTCTAAAGCTCTTTGTATTCTATCTTGGTAATTCATAACAGTTCCTCCTTAATGCGTCTTATATGACGCTTTGTACATTATATGACACATAAAACACTTTAATGCGCCATATATGTTGCATTGTGACACTAAAGTGCGTCTTCCTCCTTCAAAGCTATAAAAACTTCCTCCAGTTCTAACAACTCATCGAGCTGATTGTTTAGAAACGCAGGAACCCAAGGAAGCCGCTCTTCTGTGTTTTTTAGTTGCCGTATTATATCGTGCTGCGCTACGGTCAAAACCCGTAAAGTTATGTTTATTTGATCGTTGTTTAGTTTTACAGTTGCTTTGCTCATAAGGCTTCCTCCAATGTGCTTTCCACCATTCTACCTGTAGTGCTATCAAAGTAAAGGTCTGCACAGCGTCCAGTCTCGCCGCTGAAGCGATTCTTCAGTACACGCACAGCCGTTGTGTTTCTAACGATAATGTCGTCAGCCTGTCCGTCACGCTCAAGCCCTAGCACAATGTCGCTCAGCTGTGCTATTGACGCACTACCACGCAGCTGTGACAGAGACGTTGCAGCGCCTTCCTCGTGTCCTTTGTTGTCAGGTCTGCGTAGATGACTAACGACAAACAACGCTATACCTGTCTCCTGCACAAGCATTCGCAGCTTGGTCATTATCTCGTCTAACGCCTTCCGCTCGTCAAGATTGGACTGTGCCGACACAACAATTGAAACGTGGTCAAGAAAGACGTAGCGGCAGTCTAGCGCCTTAGCCATGTAACGCACACGACCTACAATGTTGTCCACGTCCGTGCTGCCGAAGTGGTCTAACAGATACAGCCGCTCATCAGCTAACGTAGCGTCAAAGGCTTCTCTGCGTTCCTCTTCGGTGCTTACAGTCGTGGGCAGGTGTAGCTGCTTGTTAGCCGCTAGCGACATAATCGACAACGCTGTCTTGCGTATGCTTTCCTCTAAGAACAACAAACCAATGTTGAACTGCGTCTGCTGCAGCGTTGCCCAAACGACCTCACGCAAGAACTGAGACTTGCCAAGCCCACTGCCTGCGGTGACAGTGACAAGCTCTGCAGGACGTATTCCGTACGTTAAAGCGTTAATTCCTTTAAAGGGGTACACCACCTCTGCAGTCTCCATCGGTGTGTTGACTTCGTCCCACAAAGACGCAGCATTAACAATGCCGTCAGGCACGTACTTCTCAGCCTTCCAGAAAGCATCGTTAAACAGTTGAGGCTTGTTAGCCATCAGGTAGTCGCAGGCGTCTTTGTAGCCGCCGAGGTGCTTCACTATCTTAGCCTTGCCGCCAAACAGCTGCCCAACGTCATCAGCAGCCTTGACACCTTGCTCGTCAGCGTCAAAGCAAACAACAATCGTCTCGAAGCTGTCTAGCCACTCGTAATTGGCTTTGCAGTCCTTCAAGGCGCTGCCTGCGCCGTTCTTGATACTAACGACAGGGTATTTGCTTCCCATCATCTGAAAAGCCGCTAAAGCGTCATACTCGCCCTCTGTCAGCGTTACATACTTGCCGCCCTTGGGAAACAATTGCTGTCCAAATAGACCACCGCCGCCCCATTCACCGCTAGTCTGAAAACGCTTGTCAGGGTAACGCAGCTTCGCAGCCACTGGCGAGGTTGGCTCTGTCGGGTCAAAGTAGGGATAAACCACCTGCCCGTTTTTAATAACCACGCCGTAGGTCTTCATAGTAGCCACGCTCAGACCTCGCTCAGGGACGCCTACGAAGTTTTGTGTGGCTAGCAGCTCAAGTGTCGAGTCGAACCCTTCAGAGCCTGTCAGCGGCTTCTCTGGGACTCTGACGGCTATTCCTGAGCCATCTAGTGGCGGGTGTGTGTATTTCCTGCAGCTGTGGCAGAAAGTAGACTCATCGTAGTTGATGCAAAGCGCATCAGAACTGCCGCAATCGTCACAGGGTTGATGCGTTAGCTTGTAATCAGGCATAGAAGTCGTCCTCGTCATAATAACGAGACTCTAGCAGCTGAATAACGAGGAAGGGCAATAGCAGCTCAAAGCCGCCGATGTCGAACTTGATGTGTTCGCCGTCCTCTGTCACTCCTACAGCTGTTTGCGTCTCCACTGCTCCGATATAGAAGCCGAAGCCGTTGTTGAAGGCTATTGCCCAGTTCCATTCAGTCATAGTTCAAGCTCCAGTTGCTCTATAGTTTGCGGTTGTTCTTCTGTTTTGTACTCAATAGCCCTAATGACTCTAGAGCCGTCGCGTTTGTCTCCTTGATAGAAAACAAGTCCCATCTTTTCAAGCTCGTTAGGTCTGCTTGATATGCTGCTATTAGAAAGCTCTAAGTGCGCTCTAGTCATCTCCTTTCCTGTAATGCCTGCGGCTCCTGCTTGTTTGACAAGATCAAGCACGAACTGCCGCATTTTAGTTATCTTTAACGCTACCTTGTTGGCAGCATCTTTACTGGTTTGAGGGTCTTCATTTCTAGCTAGTTTGTGTGCTGTCATTGATCTTCTCCTTAGTTTGATTTAGTCCTGCCATCCATAGCGAGTGTAACCGATAGTAGTCAGCCACACAAGCGGCACAGATTATCTCTTCAGCTTTAACGCTAGCTTTGCAGCATTCACAATTATTCATAACATACGCTCCTTGGTTGGTGTCCAGTGTCTGACAGTGCAGGCGTTAGGTGCTTCACCGAATTCAGCGTGCCATTGTTTATGATGGCTACGACACAGCCAACGCACCTCTAAAGGCTTGGCATAGTCGTCATGGTGTCCTTCAGTCTCGGCAGCTTCGCAGATTTCGCAGGGCTGTCTAGTGAGCAAGCCTTTCTCCATTGCCTGACGAACTTTTGCTTTTGCTTGCGGCTTAATAGAGTTTCTGTACGTTTTCCTGCCTTTTTCTAGAATAGCTTCCTTATTCTTTAAGTAAAAGGCTCTAAGTCTCGCTTTCTCGCATTCTTTGCACCTGTGCGCTCTGCCTCGCTTGCCTGCGCCAGCATCGAAGCTAAAGCAGTCCTCCGGTTTTGTCTCTTTGCATGTATTACAGGAAAGCCTTGTAGGTTTCTCTAACATCTCTAGTTGTTGCATATTGTCACCTCTTCATCTATTCAGTTGATTAAATCCGTGTTATTCTCCTGATGTCTCCCCCGCCGCTGCAGTCCCTCCATTGACTAAGTGTTTTAGCACCCAGTTGAGACGCAGCATAAGGTCATCTACTCTAGCGCTCTGTTGTCGTAACTCATGCAGCTCTATTGGTAAGTGGTCTATATCCCATAACACACGACACACGCAAGCACTCTCTTTAACCTTTAGAGTTATACAGCCGCTGCAATACCTACCCATGCGTAGCCTCTGCTTTGTCGATGTATGCTTCCCAGTCCTCAACGATCTGCGAGTGACAAGATTTAAAGGCATATTCTAAAGCCATGTTAGCAACGAGCCTGCCGAGTTCTGTGTGATCGTTCTCGACCAGTGCAGTTGCTATCTTGTCCTCTAAGTCATGCGACTCTTCAGCGTCACTAGGCAGCGCATCAGGGCCGATGGCTTCCCACAACAACGTATAGTCGTTAGCTAGTCTGTGGCGTGCCTCCTCCATCGTTGCAGTCTCTAGCACGTCCATATCGTGTTCCTCTAAATAGTAATGTCCATCTTCTTTGTACATAGTAATAGCTCCTATAGTAATTCTTTAAGCTGCACAGCAGCCTCGTGCGTTGGCGTTAATATCTCTAGCACGTCACGCAAGCTCTTTGCTTCATCAGCTCCGCAGACGCCGTAGCGATTGTTTACGTGGACAATAGCGTGCCTAGTCTTGTAGACATCAACGCACCATTGAGCCTCTTCAAGCGCGTGTTCTAAGCTGTCAAACTCAATAATCATATTTAATGTCCTCT